TATCGCTAATTTTTCATCAGGAGTTAACGGATCTTCTTTAGTTCTGTTTAGTTTAGCACGGTCAGCCCATACGTCACCTGTGCTAGGATCTACTACACTTGTTCTTGATACTACAAAATACGGTTCCGCTTTAAGTTGATGAGCATAATGTATAACAGACTGTGCTAGCAACATATGACCTTTGTGCCCCATGCCACGCCCCCAGCCAAGAACAGCCGTAGTATTACTCGCGGCATGATTGACATTGTTTGTTAATTCACGTAATAACATTAGTCTTTCCTCGGAGCCCAGTTAGCTTGGTCAATAGTCTTAACAAACTGACCAGGCAAATCATTTTTAAACTTGCCTCCAGGATGTGCTTGTACATATCCTTCTGGCTTGGTTTGACGGATCCCACCATGAGTACCTGAACTTAATCCAGAAATCAATTTCATTTTTTCATTAGTCAGCATTTCAACTGCTGTTAGTACAGCATCTAATCCGGGATGACTTAATATTTTTTGTGCCTGTGCCGCACTTAGTTTTTCGTTAGCCCACTGTGCAAACTTTTGTTTAACACCCGCTACTCGTAAATTTTGATTAAAGAATGTATATAATACATCTCCTGGTTTACTTAACCCAGGCTGTCCTGCAATAAAGCTATCAATGTTAGCTTTATTAGCATTGATAAAATTTTCAGCATGTTTTAAACCACTATCGTGAACTTTCGGTGCGTGTTCAACGTATGTTGTACCTTGTACAATGACATCTGGTTTTGATAATTTTTCAGCATTGTCATATCGAGTCTCTACAGCACCTATGTGTGTATAGAATCCTGTAGCCGCTACCATTAGTTTTGCATTAAAGCCCACAAAATTTCCTGCCTTGTCAAATTTACCAATCTTTTTACCCAAGTCACTGGCAGCAGGAATATGGAAACTAGTTATGTTAGGAGTAAAGTCAAAGTCTCCTGATGTAGGATTGTATTCCGGAGGTTGTGTAGGACTGAATAATATTCCACCTTCAATATATCCGCTCTTAGGGCTAATGCTTTCAAATAACGGCCATAATTCTGCAAGACCTTGTGCATATGCTTGGCGGCCCTGTTCTTGTCCAGGTTGTACTGTGCCGGTACCTAATATAAATTGTGCAACATCATCAGCATCATTCATCATAGTACCAACGCCTGATTTAGTTTCTGTAGTTCCACGTTTTAAATAGTCCCAAGCATTTTTAGGGAACATATGGAACGCACCGTTTTCGTCACGTCCCCAGTAGATAACAGGACTACCATCCCATTTTAATTCAATATTCATCCCCTTAGTGCCCATATGGCTCAACCGTTCAACGGCATGCATACCGCCTCGACTGCCATTTGTAAACACTAGGTCTTCAATGTGTTGATATTTCCGTCCAACTGTGGCCGCCTCCATTAACGGAGTAGCAGGTCCTCTCAACGGAGTAGAAGTCCAACTTGAACCAGTTACGGCAGCATCATGAACTTGTTTTTTAAGTGCAGGATCTTTAATTGCCGCCATGATACTTTCAGCACTGCCTAAGTTCTTACCAGTATGTCCAGGCCCTAATAGTGTTCTAGCCACTTCATCCCAGTCGTCAGTTATTAGATCTGCTTTCTTTCTGTTAGCATCTCTAGCATACAGTCCTTCATCGGGACTCCACAGCATATTTTTAGCACTAGCTAACGCACTCATGACTACTTGCTTGTGTACACCTTTGTATGGACTACCACGAGGTATCTGATGCTGATGGAATTTAGATACTTTCTCAGCTTTGCGAACAACTTTAATATCGCATTGATAAAATTGTTTGTTATATGGAAACTTAATATGAACAGTTACACCTGCTTTGTATGTTGCAGGTACCCCATTGGCTAATAAAAATTGTTCTAGAGCATTTCTAGCGGCTTTATCATCGTCAGCTAATTTTTTACTCTGGGGAATTTTGAAATATTGTTTGACCTGATCCATGTCACAACTGACGTCTAGGTCACCTGTTGGATGTTCTGGTGTAGGGTCTTGATTGGCGCCGCTGCCTTGCAAGTGCAACGGGAATCCTGCTTTGTGTAGATATGTTTTAACTTGTGCTAGCAGTGCCTGTACTAGATCCGGAGTCGGGTAAAACTCCACAGTATCCGGCCAGATATTACCGCCACCCTCTTTAAGGACAGCGTTACGTCTAGGATTAACAAATATCTCACGTAAAAACATTATTAGTCCTTATACTTGCCGTCATCGTAGTGCTTGTAAAAATCTTCTTTCATTTTCTTACAGATTTCTGTACAGAGCTTGTCATCGGCACTTTCTGGCAACTCACGAATTGGAAATTTCTTTAGATATGCTTGATACAACGGTTCAACAGCTGGTTTGAACATTTCTGCATGAATTGATTTCTTTGCTTTCATACGATCAATACAATCAGCAATTACAGGATAAATGTGACGACGATATGCATGATCATCGTTGTGCGCAAAATGAATTATGTCTTCCGCGAGATCATAGTTGATTTCTCGTTTGTCGCCGTGTTTTGTATCAACAAAATCGGTATGATCAAAATATTTGCTTTCTAGTAGTTCTCGTATGCGCATGTATAAGCCCGTTATTAACTAATCGCAGATCAGTCTGCGATTAACTATTTATCGCTTTCGGATCCAACGGACTATGCTTTGACTATCTGCTCTACCTTAGATATACAGCCGCCTAGATGCATCTTTGCCATGAGCAGATTGTTATCTCCGGTGATATAAAAGTAAGTACCGCCCCAACTATTCTTTTTAGATAGCTCTTTTTTACAACTTTTTGTCAGTTTAACCTTGGCATTAGCCTCTGCCCAGCTGATAAACGAACTGTGCTCTTGCATTGTTTTTCCTAAAACTACTCTAAATTCGTAGTTTATTTTAGGCATTATGATGGTGTTTGCACTCAAACTAGTATTGGTGTTGGGCTTAGAAGCGTATTTGACACGCTCTCCGCTAAGTTTAATCAAAGCATCTGCATGTTGCTTGTTACTAGTATAGAAACTGATCCACGGTGCTTCTACTCTAGTTGCATAATCAGTTATCTCTGACAAAAAATTCTGTAGCATAAATGCATACTTGAGATCGTCTTCAGTTTTAATGTTACTAGATGCGCGATATATGCCAGACATAGTTCCGGTTTTGATATCAATGCGATTTAACTGTTCTAAAGTCAGATCTAATCTATTTGATCTAAAATAGGTGGAGCCGGGTACAGCTATTACTACTTTATAGCTGTACCTCCCCATGAATAGTTTAGTTGTTGTCTTATACTGCATTTTCAATTTCTGTAGGTTCCACTGTTAGCAGTGGAATCTTAGGAGTTTTGCTTTTAGCAACAATCATTAACTGATCATTATCAACAGTAATAGTAGCCCAGCCACCGTTCTTTAAATCACCAAACAACATCATTCTTGCAAGATTGCGTTTGATTTCCTTATCAATAACACGTTGCAGTGGACGAGCACCCATCTTAGAATCAAAGCCTTTTTCGATCAACCAGTTAATTGCTTCTTTATCGATCTTAATACGAATAGCTTTGTCTTTGACTTGATTCTTAAGTTCATCGATAAACTTGTTAACGATCTTAACCATTGTTTCTTTAGCCAACTTATTAAACGTAATAATACCGTCTAAGCGATTACGGAACTCCGGTGTAAAGAACTTTTTCAAGTCTGTATCGCTGTAGTCTTTGTCTTGCTTACCAAAACCGATTGCGTTCTTTTCAGCACTTTGTGCGCCAGCATTGGTAGTTAGAATAAGTATCAAATTGCGACAGTCTGCTTGCTTTCCATTTGATCCAGTAATAAAACCGTTATCCATAATTTGCAACAATACTGTGCTTACATCTGGATGTGACTTTTCAATTTCGTCAAACAACAGCACAGCATTTGGATTCTCTTGGATCTGTGTAATCAACAAGCCAGCATTTTCTTCAAAGCCAACATAACCTGGAGGGCTACCAATTAACTTGCTGATGCTATGCTTCTCTTGATATTCACTCATGTCAAAACGTAGTAGTTTAACACTAAGGTGTTTAGCCAACGCTTTAGCAGTTTCAGTTTTACCGCATCCTGTAGGACCCATGAATACAAACGACCCAACCGGCTTGTTTTCACTCTTAAGGCCTGCTTGTGCTACTACGATCTTGTCTACGACTTCAGTTAAAGCCATATCTTGGCCATATACTTCTTCGCTGAGTTTATCCTGTAGAGTCGACAGTGTTTGACTTTCAGTTTCCATAACCTGTTCTTCAGGCAAGTTAATCATTTTACTTAATTCGTATTGTATTTCACGTTCACCGATAATACGATCATCTGCAAGTTTCAAGTTAAAGCGTGAACATGCTACGTCGATTAGGTCAATTGCCTTGTCCGGAAGTTTCTTATCTGTTTGATACTTAACTGACAATTTAATAGCCGCGTCAATAGCTTCATCACGGATTTTGACATTATGGAATCCTTCGTAATATTTCTTAATACCTTTGAGGATCTGCTTGGTCATTTCAACAGTTGGCTCGTCAACAGTAATGCGCTGGAACCTGCGCATCAACGCACGATCCTTTTCAAAATGCTTGCGATATTCTTCCCAAGTAGTTGATGCAATAACTTTAATATTACCTTTGCTCAATGCCGGCTTCATCATATTAGCAAGATCGTTACTACTGTTGCCTGCAGAGCCAGCACCACTAATCATATGTGCCTCGTCGATGAACAGGACTGTTTTACCTTTCTTTTGGAGAGATTTGATAACTGCTTTAAATCTTTCTTCAAAATCGCCGCGATACTTACTACCAGCAAGCATAGCACTAATATCTAGATTATAAACTGTATAGTCTTTTAAGAAATCAGGAACTGCACCTTTTACAATATTATAAGCAATACCTTCTGCAATAGCTGTCTTACCAACACCTGGATCACCAACAAGGATAACGTTGTTTTTACTACGACGTCCTAGCGCCAGTGCAATATTTTCTAACTCGTCAATTCGTCCGATGACTGGATCAATCTTATTTTTCTTAACTTCCTCATTGAGGTTAGTGGTGAATGCATTCAAAGCCTTGTCATTCTGACCAGACGGCTTTTCATCTTCTTCATCTTCTTCAGAATTACTATTTACATAGTCTGCAAATTTATCTTTATTGATATTAGCTTGTGCCGCAAAGAAGTATACCCAGGACTTTTTCTCACCCAGCATTGCTAAGAAAACATCAGTAGGTTCAATGCGTTGCCGACCATTAAACAATACCTGTGTAAATGCACGATTTAAAACTCTCTCAACTGATTGTGTTTTTTTAGGTTTAACTACAACTTCATTAACTGTGATTTCTGCGCATTTATTTTGTAGATAACTTTCTAAATTAGATTTCAATGTACCTGCATCGGTTCCAAATCCTTGCAAGCAATTTGTAAAACCGTCTTCTGTCAACATAGCAAACAATAAATGTTCTATAGTCAAATACTCGTGGTGCATTTTTTTAGCAGTTTCGATCGCAGTTTCAAATACTGCCTGTAAATTGTCGCTTGGTTCAACCATTTAATTTCCTTTGTTTTTTTCGTGCCATCTTTAATTTTAAATCACTTACATATTCTGTAAATGTAACTCCATTTAAATGATCTAGTTCATGTTGGAAGCATCTTGCATCAATGCCCTCTAATTCTATTATACAGTTTTTCCCTGCATTGTCAAGATAGCTGGCGGTTATTTTATTATGTCTTTCAACTTTAAGCCAAAGATTCGGAAAGCTCAAGCACCCTTCATCGCCTGTTATCTTATTGTTGTCACCGAACATGATCCATGGATTAAAACATCCAAACTCACGCCCGTCTTGTGTGCGCATGACAAATACTCTGCGCAACAAACCAATTTGATTGCCTGCTAAGCCAAGGGCATTATTGGCTTTCATCAGTTCTAACATTTCTCGTTCTACTACAGCCGCATTAACATGGTCATCAAAGTCCCAGTTTTCTGCTTTTTGTTTAAGAATCGGATCATCTTCTTTGTGTAATTTCAGCATCTAGTTGTTGTAGTCGTTCTATAATTGCAGGATCGATAACGGCCGGTGTTCTAATATTTACAACAGAAATAAACCTACCTTTATGGCCAGTATTTACATTAGGGAAGCCGTGCCCGTTGCTGGCAAATTCTGTACCTGACTCAATGCCAGCACGTAGGTCTAGCTCTAGCATTGATCCTGATATTGTTTTAACAGACTTTTTACAACCTATCATTGCTTCGATCGGACTAATGTACACAGTAGTATATAAATCATCGCCGGCACGTCTAAAATTAGCATCCGGTAATACTACTACTGTCACGTTAAGATTACCACGTTGTGCGTTATGAACACTATCATCTCCTAGACCACCGTAACGAATAGTTTCACCGTGGCTAATTCCAGGAGGAACATTTATAACTACAGTTTGAGTCCGCCCGCTAGGCAATTGGTAGTTTGCTTCTAGCTGTTTACCAAAGTAACTATCGGCAAGAGTAACCTGGCATTGGATATTTAAATCTCGATTCCGGCGAACTTGTTGTCTGTGCATATTGCCAAAAATATCTCCAAACGGGCTTCCGCCCTGTCCGAACATATCCCCAAACGGATTTCCAGCTCCAAACGGATTTCCAGTGTGGAAATGGAACTGTTGTCCTCCGCCGTGCATACGTTGTTGATCGTATTCGGCACGTTTTTGTGGATCGCCTAATACATCGTTAGCAACACTGATGTCTTTGAAGCGGGCCTGGTCACCACCCTTGTCCGGATGATGTTTGTTTGCCAAACTTCGGTAGGCTTTTTTAATTTCTTCTGGGCTAGCATTTTCGCCAACCCCTAGTGTTTGGTAATAATCGGTCATAGTCGTAATAACAGGTCTCAAGTAATATAGTAATTATACTATACTAACGGAGACCTGTCAATGATTTGATTACTTTTTGGCAGGTTTCTTTGCAGGCACAGGTGCCTTTTCTGGAACTTTTTCACCTTCAAATTTCTTATGTTTCTTAACTGCTTTCTTTTCAGCTACTGGTTTTTTGGCTGGTTCTTTTTTATCAGCGGCTATTGCTGTTGTAGCAAATACTGCCGCAATTAATAATGCTAATAATTGTTTCATGATAGTTTCCTTATAATGCCGGTTGATCGTCTTGCGGCACGATCTTTTTGCCGCCTGCTGTTGCTACAGGTGTTGTACCCCAACTTGCTGGAGGCGTATAGCTTGTGCTTGGTGCTGCCGTTGTAGGTACGCCTCCAAACCCGCCTCCGCCAAAACTACTTGGGGTGCTCGGTGCTGAGAAACTTGGCGCAGGTGCGCTAGGTGCTGTAAAGTTACTTGATGGTACTGTTGCGCCGCCATTGTTTGCTCCTGCCATTTTTTCTTGTGTACGACCAAATGCCGCAATACCAAGAACTGCACCCATTGCGATGTGGAATAGTCCAGCACCTTGTAGGGTTAATGGATTCCATTGTGTAATAGGAGTATGGGTAAATGTCTGTAATAGACTCCATAGGATTGGGAATATAATCATGTCCATAGTACAGACTAGCATATACATCCAACCCATCATTGGACGCCACTTGGAATTCATCCAATCTTCTTTTTTCTGTTCGCTTGTTACTTCTGACATAGTTTTCGCTCCTATTTGTCTGCTGTATTATTTAACTGATTCGAATACCTTTCTCTGTTCAGTATACCATTCTATCCATGCATTGTATCGCTCACGTAACTCATAGTATTTACCGGCATTTTCATTGGCATTTTCTATGATGTCGCTTAATTCAATTTTTTTACTAGTATCTAATGGTGATAATTTCCCAGCAGGTTCTTTAAGTGCCTGCGGCGCATCTGGAAATTTCATTACGACTGGTGCAGTTGTACTACACCCAGTCATCAAGAATGCCAGTATGATAAACACTATAAGAACAAATAATTTAATTAAATTCATTTCTTAACTTCGGTTGGATCGCTAATTGCTTTGTTATAAAGTTCTATAGCAACATCGTTGATCTTACATTCGGCATTAATAACTTCTTTTTGAATTTCAATTTCTTTTTTAACAACTTCCACTTTCTTTTCTACAATTTTAACACGTTCTACGATTTTGGTTTCTATTACTGTATTAACTTGTTGTGATTTAGATTCTGCGGCCTTAACTTTAGCCTCTAATTCAGCTACACGTTCCAGCCATGCTTTTTGAACACCGTGACCTCCATAAAAGTATGCACCTACTACTAGTAACACAACCCCGACGATTTCTGCTGGCAATCGGTATTGTCCCATCATGGGGATCCATGTTACTAGTTTACTAGCAACATATAACACAACGCCTACTAACAGCATGGTACAGTATATTAAAATAAAAATACTTTCAGGTAGGAGGCTTAGAATCCAAGTAAACACATTAAGCTCCTAAAACTTGTAATGCGTGAGTGTAATGCTTTTGACGATCTTCTAAGCCCAATGTACCGCCGTTGA